TTATGGCCTTTCGGCAAGCAGCTTGATGGATGAGGCATATTCGGAAGGGGTCATGCCTGCAAGCTTTTTAAACTGCCTGGAAAAATAATGGATGGAAGTATAGCCGAGAAAGTCTGATATCTGGGTGAAATTGTGATGGTTCTCCCGTATGAGCTGTTTGGCCAGCTCGATTTTAAGCCGTGAGAAATATTCAATGACACCGCACTGGTTCTGCTCCCGGAAAAGTTTTTGAAGCTGGGAACGCCCGATGAGGTTTGCCCTGCAGATCTCGTCAATGGTCAGATGTTCGCGGATATGTTCTTCCAGGTAAGTGGTGATCCGCTTATAAATGATGGCATCGTTTTTCTGCTTGATGGATTTGACAACAGCAGGCGCTGTGCTGCGGCCTTTCATCTGCTCTCTCACAAGGTGTATGAGGAGCTGCTCCAGATAAAGCTTGATGAGCTGTTCTGAACCGAATGCAGCTTCCGGGAGCCGCTCCATATGTGTGGTATACGGGTCATCAAGCGGTGTGGCGATGCATCGTCTTGCCTCATAGATGATCTGGGCCATGAGATAGCGGGCTGTCTCACTGATATCTGTGATCAGCTCCTCAAAATACTGCATAGCCGGAGAGTTACATTCAAATGAAATGACCACCAGATTTGGCGCGATCCGGCCATTGGCCTTCAGACTGTGGAATTCATTTGGTTTGTGGAAAGCGATCTGTCCCCTTTTCAGTGTGTGGGGCCGGTCACCTGCCATGATATCTACCTCTCCTTTGTCAACGCAGAGAAATTCCCAGAAATTATGGGATTCACCGGGAAAGCTAAAGTCACTCATATATTCAAAATAGTGTATGGTGACAACTTTGGAGATACTGATATCTTCTCTTAATTCAAGACTTTCAAACGGCATAAGACACCTCCATAGCATGAATACATTATAAAACAACTTTTTCAGAAAAACCATACAGTTTCGTCAGTTGGACTATTACGGAAAAAAAACAGCAAGAAATGCAGGGGGTGCTGTCTGTAATCAGAAATATCACCAGGTCAAAACAAAAACCGCATTTGTACAATCAGATTGCATTTCCAGTAAAAATATTATGTCTGCCTGTAGGATATAACTTGTCAAATTTAGATGCGCTTACTCTATTTATAGTGTTATATGCATAAAAAAATCGTCAAAAATTGTAGATTTCTGCAGAAAAATATAATTTAAGAATTTATTAAAAATTCGAGATATTTGCAAAAGCAGTAAATATAAAGAAAAACGGGTGTATACCTTGTAAAATAAGGGTTTGTATGACATTTGAAAGTCTATGTTAGATAGTATGAAATACTAATAATCAGGGGCGGTTAGTCACAAGTTAGTCACATTCTTTATATTTGGGTATTTCTATCTTCTCTATCTCTTTTCGTAATTCATTTACACTCCTATGGCCATAAATAGAATTTGTTATATCGCTCCCAAAAGAGTGACCGAGCATACGCTTTCTATCATTTTCGTTGACACGGTATCTTTCGCACAATGCTGAAAATGTGTGCCTACAGTCATGCGCTGTATGCGTGGGATCGATATCTAATGCCTTTAAAGTTTTTGCCATGTGGCGCCTAAAGTTATGGTAAGGAGTTGTGGTGAGCTTTCCATATCTCTTTAAACGTGCTTGCACCAACGGGAATATGGCGGGATGTATAGGGACGATTCTATCTTTTCCCGCAGCCGTTTTGATTCCACCTCTAAAATATCCTTCTTCTAAATTTACATGCATTGATTCATATGCTCTGACCCTATATCCCGAATAGCACATAATGAGAATAAATTCAACAACTGAGTCGTGTTTATTCTCCCACATTTTTTTTAGGTCTGCATCGGAAAAAGGGATACCACTTTCGTCATCATCAGGTATATTTATCTTAATGTGGGCAGAGTAATCTTTGTCTACAATCTCATATATATCAGCATAGGAATACATTTGATGCAGAAGTGATACTATAAGCTCAAGGCTTGCATGTTTTAACTTACAGTTATCAATTACTTCCTGCAAATCCGAATGTCGTAAATCTGCAAATATTTTATCATGTATTATCTTGCAATTGTTAAAGGCGGCTCGCGTGGAATTCATAGTTGCTTTGGAATAGGACTTTGAGTGGTTAGTCTCAAATTTCCAGGCATAAAATTCCTTATACACTTCTGCAAATGTTTTGCCTGTTTCTTCCGGAGTGATTCCTTTAAACTGATTGTAGTCTGATAATATTTTATTTGCCAATTCTTCAAAGCAAGAGGTGTCTTCTGCGTCCGTATTTAGGTCTATAAGCGTGTTTTCGTATCCTGGGTAATAATTCCCTGCTTTGTATGCCGTAAGCACTGTAAAACCCTTAATCCAGGTATCCACATAGCATATGGCTGCTGGTCGGATAGGTACGCCGTTTTCTGTAAACTCTTCCGTTGGTGGATGCACTGCATACGGATTGCGCCGGCCTTTTCCAAGGTAGCGAATGGATCCATAACCATTAGGTAACTTTGGCATTCTTTTTCTTTTTGGCATATTATCATCCTCCTTAAAATTGAGTATAAAAAAGACAGATGGTCTCTTGCCACCTGTCACCGAAGATGATACAATATAGTTGCCAGATTTTGTATCGTCTCTTCGGAGATGTGTGCTGTCCTAGTGCTGACTACACCGGGACAGCATTTGTTTTTTATAATTGATTTAAGCATACTTTGTATTATAGATTAAGGCGTTGAGTTTATCTCTGTCCCATAAAAGCACATTAAGTTTAGATGCTAATTCGGTTGCTGATTTGGTAAAATACCTATTTGTTAATACTATAGGAATATGGCAGTCATAGTACAATGAACCAGCAAATGCCTCTTGGACCGCCTTATTACTAACATTTGATGAGTAACATTTACACTGTACGCCATATCGCATATTTGCATCTGCTGCTATAATATCAATTCCCTGGTCGCCACTGGCTTTGGTCATTTTAATAATTTCAAATCCATTTTTTGAAAGTAAATGCGCACAAAAATTTTCAAACTCAATACCGTTCATAATATCAAATGGAGCCGAATCTACGATATGGCGCCCTTTAAATTTGTAGATAAACTCGTCAGTAGTTTTTAAGATAATGTATTGTGTATCATCAAAGTGTATGATATCAGCATGCTCTAAGTCCAAGAAACATTTGTGGACAATTTCTATAGGGATTTGTAGTTTGTTGGCTATATCTGTTTCATCCAATATTTTATATTTTGTTACAAATACTCCTATATTTAGAAATATTTTATGATATTCACTGTCTGTTAAGGACGGATTAACTGATATGTCTGCACTTGATAAATTCTTTATATTTAGTTTTCCAGAATTTTCGAGATCTTTAAATTCGTTTTTAGACATACAGACAGCACGAGATGCTGTTCCAGTTTCCGGCCCCACGACTCCAGCTTCGTATAATTGATCAATTATATTGGCGGCTCTGCGGTAACCAATATGAAATGCACATTGCAGCATTGTAATAGAAGCCCTGTTTCTTTCTATGATTAAATATCCTGCAGAAACAAAATAAGGATCCACTTCAGTTTGAAATTGTGTTTTACCGTTATTATTATTTGAAACAGGAGTAGTAGGATGATTATGCGATTCTACTAGCACTGACGATTGTTTGCAACCATTTTCAACATTAGTCTGAGAATCATCTTCTTCGTTTATATGTAATGCTGCTAATAATTTGTCAAATATCAATATATCACTGCCTTTCTACGATATGATACATAAGTTTATTTATTTCACATCTTCCAGGTTTGCCGAGAAGTGATATTCAAATAGTGATGCATCGTATTCAACGCCGATTAAACCGTTTACAAAATCAGCAGCGGCCTGCCCAACAGCTTCCGCACCACTATCTTGCTCTTCCATATGCGTATACTCAGTGAAAATGCTATTCCATTCCTCTTCTGTACCTGCGTAGTAAACTTGTATTTTTCTGCCTTCATCCGGGTGTAAATATGCGAGCGTGTAGTCGTATATTTGAGAAAGCGATTTGGGAAAAAATAGCGTCTCTACATCACTACCATTAAAAATAGACGTGTGTATTTGAGTAATACCTTCATCAATAATTAAAGTCTTTACAGATGAGCTATAAACCTGAAAATCTGAAAGATCTGTATTGTATGTCTTTCCTCCTACTTCCATCGTTGGAGAAATTTCTAATATCTCAGAGTCGCCATTGTAGCGCTCCAATGATATTGTGTCACCATCTATTGAATATTCAAAATCATCCATTTTTACTTTTTCTGAAGCGGGTTCCTCTGTGCTTGCTACAACGGCATCACTTTTGCTGTCAGAAGAACTGCTACTACCTAATAAACGAAAAGTAAAAGTGAGTCCTACGGCTAAAATTATAGCAAATATAGCAATAAGGCCAATTGATTTGTTTTTACTCTGTGTTATATCATCTGGCGTTATGTAATCGTACTCAAACCCGCAACTTTGGCAGTTAGCAATTCTTTTTCGTTGACCTCCAGTCTGTATAGTGGACAACTTGACATTAGGATTACTACAGTTTGGGCATTGCATTGTAGACGGCTTCATTTTTTTTGCATTCATGTAAGAGCCTACACTTGCGAGCAATGCTATCCCCGATATGACGTCAACAGCTATAATGATTCCCACAGCATACATATATGCAATCATCATGAGAGCAAAAATTACGATACAAAATAAAATAAAAACTAAACATCCCATTATCGTTCCCCCTTTTAATTGTATTAAAATTTGAAATTTACACATATTAACACAAAAAGGATTGGTGTTAATATGAAAATATTATTGAATGAAATTATGTACTCTAAAAATCTTACAGTCAGACAGGTTTCTATCTTGACAGGCGTTTCGCATTCCACGGTTTCAGATATTTGCAATGGAGCTATGCCTCATATGGATACCCTGGAGAAGTTGGCAAAGGGGTTAAATGTCCGCATTACAGACCTTTTTGAGTCTCCTTACAAATAAGTGTCCGGTTAACCGGACAAATGTCGAAAAAGCGAAATTTTTGTAGCCTCCATTTCGGATATTTGTTATAATAACAGCAGAAGCAAACATATGTTCTTGAAATCCTGCTATCGTTGTTGTATACTCTAATCAGAATATATGTTCCCACTGCATACCTAGGGAGGCGATACATATGAGTAATGAAGAATTAAGAAAAGAACTTATCAACTTAATTAACAAAATATCAGATAACAGGGCTCTGGTATTGATACTTAGATTTGTTAAGGGACAGCTTTGAAGATTTGACTAGGCGCAGGCCTAGTCTTTCTTTTTCGCTAACATTTTCGCTATCTTCTCAAGTGTCTCCCAGTCCTTTTCATCTAATTTACTCAGCATATGTACGAACTCTGGAATGAACTGTTTATCATAATCAGAGCGAGTGATTTTTGATGACCAAGCAACTATTTCCTCATCTCGATCAAGTTCTTCAAACATTTCGCCTGTACCATTTCTAAGCCATTCCTCGTTTACACCAAATTCGTAGCTTATCAGTTTGATTGTTCTATCAGATAAACCCTTTCTTCCGTTTTCTATATCGGATATATGACCTTGGGTAGTCGAAATCCTTTTGGCAAAATCACCTTGCTTTATATGTAATTCTTTTCTTAATAATTTGAGACGTTCACATTCATTCACAACTTTCACCTCCATACAAGTATGATATCACATAAAATATCACTTTGCAACAAAAATATAATAAAAATACATTGACAAATTAATCTTAGCGATATACAATAATCACAGAGCAACAAATGAAGCGAGGTGAAAAAATGGCTCTTACTGAAAAAGAAAAGAGAATACTGGAAACATTCGAGAGGGTACTTCCAGAACTGACTGACAGGGAAAAAGACAGGATCCTTTACATAGGCGAAGGAATGTCACTGAAAACAGAATTGCTGAAAGAGGAAGAAAAGAAAGTAGGATAAGGAGGTGCGAAATGGAGAACTTATTTAACTCTATTAATATTGATTTATCAAAAAATATCTTCGAGTTAAACGGAAAACGCATAGAGCACGTAAGTGAATTGGAACTATCGTGCGAAGGAGATAACTGGTTCCTGCGCATTACAAAAGATGAGTTCTACACAGGAACCAGAGGGCAAAAAATCATGGAATGAATTTTGAAATAAAATCACTTATCTCGGTAACACCATTTTTAAAACGATTTTCCATATAAATGATGAAATTATCCTGAATCTGGAAACTGCCGTCGATATATTTTTTTATAAAATTGGCGCGTTTGAGCTCATTCAGTGTTTCAGTAATATCTTCAGTAGTCCATGAGGATAAAGATTTGATTTCTTTATAAAAACCGCATGAAAAATGTTTTGCGCTTGCCTTGGATTGACCGTTTTTACGTTTTTCAAGATAAGTCTTATAAAGGCTACAAGCGAGCTTAGCTGAATCTTTCGATAATTTCATTTCTGTTCTCCCTTCTGTATACTCAACCTGGCGGGGTCTGTAAGTACAGTATAGAACGGATTATTTAGGAAATCAACATAAGAAAGCAGGATAAGGAGGTGATGTGAAGGTGTGGATATCAAAGAAAAGGTATAAAGCCTTAATTTGTGAAATGGAAATGACTAGGCAGGGATACCGTGAATGGAGTAAAGAAGTCGATAACAAGATTTACGAAATGGCTAAAAAAATCCTCAGACAGCCAGATAAGCTATCTAAGGAAATTCAAGAGCGTGAGGAATTAGACAAAATAATTGATGAATTTATACAAAGTGAAGATATCAATCACTAAACAAGTCTTCAAGAATATCATCGCATGAAGCGACAATGGTTTCAACCAGTCTATACAGACGCTTTAATTCTATAATTTCTTCTTCAGTAGAAGAATCTGGAAGCGTACTTGCATATTCTGATGCAGAATCAGCCCCGTTCTTTTGGGCGTAAAGCTTTACGAATGTATTGTTTTGCGATGTGGAGTATCCAATTAAAAAAATATACCCATTTTTAATTTCGGTATAATAACTACTTCCGGTTACAGGCATGCTTACGTCTTCTAAGAATGGAGTAGATTCCAAAAATGAAGTTTGAGGAGCTTTAAATAAATTGTACGAGTTTATAAGAGAAGACCATTCAAGCTCCCTACATTTTGTTTTAGAAATCAGTGTATCTATAAGTTTAAGAATTTGTTTATAGTTCATTTTTTATGAACCTCCTTTTTATCAAGATATGCAATCAAGTAGTCAAGACTTATACATAATTTTTCTTTTTTTCTTTCTGGTATCTGGCTTTTTATCATATTCAGGCTTGCTCTAATATGATAAATGCATATTGGAGATAAAATATTCCAATATTTATGCTGATATGAATAGAGCGATTGCCGTAATTCGCTCCTTAGGCTAAGGGTATCAAGGTTGTCATGAAGTATGTTTTTGCGAATAGAAGCGATATCTGTCTGTAGACTAATACGCTCATTATTATACTCATGCTTTTGCTGCTGTATGTTTTTAAAGAGGCTCCTTGACATGATAAATATAAAAAACGAGAAAATGCAGCTTAATATTCCAAGAATATCAGCGATTGTACCTAACAAAAGCTCACATCCTTTCAACTAGATTTTACCACCGGCATATCCGGTTTACAACAAAATTTTACTGCGAATCACATCAAAAATAAACTATTAAGAATAAGGAGGAATTACCTAATGGCAAGAAAGCAGAGAGAAATTGAATGTGTTGTTACATTCACAGAAGGATGTGAACAACGTTTTACAAAAGCGATGTTGGATATTTATGAGCAAAGACAAGAAAAAGCAAAATTGGCTGGTGCTAAACCAAATAATTTATCTAAAGAAAAAACTGCGTGATGTAAAGGAGGATACATGGACGAATCAAGGGAAACAGTAAAAAGGACCATAGAGGCAACGGTAGAAGTTAATACTGATGAAGCAATGGAACAAACGGAAAAATTGATTGCGCTGTTGGTGACAGCCAATTCATTGGCGGATGAACTGGCTGTCACGCTAAGTGATTTAAAGCTTGATGTTAAGATTTAGATCAACAGTCTTACGGCAATGGGGACAGACATTTGGCCCCGGATGAGCACTAAAAGTTGTATGACAAAATGGACATTTTGCATCATATGAACGATTGCGGAGAGATTCTCTTGCCTGGTCCTTGATGGCAGACTCTAATTTCCGTTTGTCAAAATTTACTTTTACTTTAATACCCATAGCTAATCTCCTTTCCATTTATTCCGGCAGCAACCGGTAATTATAGTATAGGAGATTTGAAGGAGGAAGACAATAAAAAGGAGGACACATGAACGAATTAAAAATCTTTGAAAACGCCGAGTTCGGACAAGTAAGAACGGTAACTATTGATAACGAACCGTGGTTTGTTGGCAAGGATGTAGCCGAAGCACTTGGCTATGCTAAAGCAAGAAATGCCATTGCATCCCATGTTTCAGATGAAGATAAAAAGGACGCCCCAATTCAGGGCACCCCTGGCGGAATGCAAACAATGACAATGATTAATGAATCCGGCCTCTATGCCCTTATCTTCGGAAGCAAGCTTGAAGCAGCGAAGCGGTTTAAGCACTGGGTAACGTCAGAAGTTCTTCCGGCGATTAGAAAACATGGGGCTTACGCCGTAGACGAACTACTTAATAATCCTGATATGGCAATCAAGGCTTTTACTGCACTAAAGGAAGAACGGGAGAGGAACAAGCTGTTACAGGCCGATAATGCCCGCATGAGACCAAAAGAGATATTCGCAGATGCAGTATCCGCATCTAAGCAATCTATCCTGATTGGGGAGTTAGCGAAGCTCTTAAAGCAAAACGGTTACGATACTGGAGAGAAAAGATTATTTACATACCTCAGAGATAATGGTTATCTTATCCGCAGAAAAGGGACGGACTATAACGCTCCTACTCAAAGGAGTATGGAAATGGGATTGTTTGAGGTAAAAGAGACGGCGGTTACCCATTCAGACGGACATACCACAATCAATAAGACTACTAAAATAACCGGAAAAGGCCAGCAGTATTTTATCAACAAGTTTCTGGCTAACAGCAAGAGGGCAGTGTAAGGAGGTGATAAATATGCCAAAAGAAATACTAAAGCCCCCAGAGGTAGCCCGTATCCTCGGTGTCTCTCCCCAGTATGTAAGGGAACATATCCGCCGCGGAATCTGGAAATTCGGAGAATGCGTGCCGAAGAAAGTTAGGGGCAAAACAACAGACGAATTCAATATTTACCGTGCAAAATTTGAAAATCATATTGGTAGAAAGCTTAATGAGGAGGAGATAATGTGAAGAATGCAACCATAGCGGCTCTAACCGTATTAGCCATATACGGAGTGGAGCCATACGCAGTGCTGCTGTACGCAGTAACGGTTCTCTGCTTGTATGTTGTGGAGGACTGGATAAAGGAACATAAAAAAGCCCCTGGCGCCGGCAAGCAATCAGGGACTAAATAAAATAAGTCATGCTTATTATAAAGCAGATTCGAGAGGAAATCAAGATGAATATAACTTACGATGTGCAAATACCAGATATTGTTCATGGCAAAAGCTTATCAAGAAAAAGAAGTGAAGAATATATAAAGATAAAAGAATTTATCGAATCAGCTCATGAGTCCATGTGTTTTTCGTACGACAACAGGATTGATGCTAAAAAAAGGCGGCAGAGCATTGATGTAACGATCAGGCGAGAAAAACTTCCTGTCATGACAGTGCTTAGGGATAACAAAATGTATGTCATAAAAAAGTGATGGAGGAAATGCCAATGGATGGGAAAGATATTTTACAAAAATACAGACCGGTCATCCGAGAGATGATGCGGGACGTTGCGGAAAACTCCATACCGTATATAACAGTAACAGCGTGCCCGGATTACTGTATAGCTCTATCAGATGGTGCAGAATTAACCATCATGAATGGCAACGAGAGAATAGAGGGGGCCAGGAGATAATGTATTACCAAGGTATAGGCCCGGAACAGGGCACAGTGGTAAATCAGGAAGACGCATACTCATATGCGCTTGAACGCTGCCTGTCTGGCACCGAAGATGACAAGCAGGAGTTCAGGGAAATGCTTGTAGAATGGTTTTATTCCGGTAACTGGGTAAGGAGGGAAGAGGGATATGCTGAAGCCATATGAAGAAATGAGGAAGATTGATGTGCGTCCTTACTGTGAGGACAGAGAAGGAAAACTATACCTGAACTGGGCAAAATGCATCGAACTCCTGCATGAAAATGGTGCGGAAAAAGTATACTGGGTTCCAGTGCCTGACCCGAAGACAGGGAGCAGCCTGCGGATGACGGATATTGTCTTTACCGATAAAAGCTACAACACGAACCGGTGTTACGAGACGCTTATTGAGGTTGTTATAGATGATAATGTATACCGGATGCAGTCCCCAGTCATGAACGGCTCAAATCCGGTCAAGGATAACTCCATGTCACAGCAACGTGTCTGGAACAGTATGTGCCGCTCCTTTGTAAAATGCGTGGCAATACATACAGGCCTTGGCTTCAACTTGTGGCTGAAGGAAGAGTTCAATAAATTTGAAAATGCGATCCCGACAACGGATGCTGATAGAGCAACACCAGCGCAGATAAAGCAGATCAAGCTGGCAGGTGATAATCACCCAAATCTAAAGCTTGATGACTGGCTTGCCTTAAATAATGTGACATGGGATACGCTGACCAGAGAGCAGGCTGCGAATATGCTCGTAGCCATAAAGAAAAAATATGGTGATGACTAAAGGCAGGTGGTTGGATGTACAGCGTTGCCGAATTACAAAAATACAGAGAAACGCCATCCGGTACCGACCTTTTAGTGCATGTACCTGGACAGATCGGAGAATTGTTGTTAAAGAAAGGTATCCGCACAGCAGAGATGAGACTGGATGATGGGAGACACATATCGGTTGCCCAGCGCAAAAAGATTTATGCCACTATCCGGGATATAGCTGATTACACGGGCTATATGCCAGAGGAGGAAAAGGAGTGGCTTAAATACCTGCACATAAGCAGGACAGGAGACGCCTATTTCAGCCTTTCCACCTGCTCTATGGATGTAGCTAGAGAATTTATCAATACTATCCTGGAATACGCCATAGAGCACGGTATCCCGCTTTCAGAGCGTGGCATAGAGCGGGCAGATGATATAGGCAGATACCTGTATTACTGCGTGAAGCACAAGAAATGCGCCGTGTGTGGTAGGGATGGGGAGATACACCATGTAGATGCAATAGGCATGGGCCGGGACCGCAGGACAGTGGATGACAGTTGCAGTCGGAAAATATGTCTCTGCCGGACCCACCATACAATTGCACATCAGCGGGGTATGAGAGCCTTCGAGCAGATGTACCATGTATACGGCATTGTAATACCAGAGGATTCGCGTTCGCCCATGCTGGGAGCGTTGAATGATATATCACAATTTGTAACTTTGTAAGCCATGATTTCCCCGGCTGTGGCCGGGGGAGAAAGGAGGGCAATTGAGTAAGCAGACAGATGCCCGTGAGATCGCACGGGGATATTTTAACCGGATCACATCCGGTCATAAAAATACAGTGAGCAGACCCGATCTGTGGCCGCCGGGGAACGAATCTATTGACCGCCAGCTAAGACTTTTGGTAGAGGAGGCCAACCACAACGGGGACTGTATTATAAACGTCGGAAACGGCTATTACAGGCCTATACCGGGTGACCCTGTGGACGAGCTGGAGTTTAAGGAGTATGTCAGCAAGGATGGCTCCAGGGCGGGTAAGCTCTGGGACAAAATATACAGCATGAGGACAGCATTTGACAACTGGGGGAAGGAGGCAGCCTATGAACAGCAGAGACAAGGGAGCCAGAGGGGAGCGTGAGCTTGCCGGTGTACTCCGGGGGCACGGTTATGGCTGCCGAAGAGGACAGCAGTTTTGTGGGGCAAACGGTGATGCTGATGTAGTCGGTCTTCCTGGCGTACATATAGAGTGCAAGAGAGTGGAGCGGCTGGATCTGTATGGAGCAGCAGAGCAGTCAAGGCGGGATGCGCGGGCAGGAGAGCTGCCAGCAGTGATGCACCGAAAAAATAATTGTGACTGGCTCGTAACCATGTACTTGGATGACTGGATGGAAATATACAGGGAGTATGAGGCAGGTGGCGGTAATGAGGGATAGCGTGGTATTTTACCGCAGTTTTTACGAGGCAGTCAAAGACCTTCCACCTGAGCAATTTAAAGCTTCTATTAAGGCCATTATGGAATACGGACTGGATGAAAAAGCGCCGGAATCCACTGGGATTGAGAAGACCATCTACTTGCTGGTAAAGCCACAGATAGATGCAAATAATCGTAGATACCAAAACGGAACCAAAGGGGGTAGACCGAAAAGCAAAGAGGAACCAAAGCATAACCAAACAGTAACCAAACAGGAACCTACAAATAACCAAACCGAAACCAAATCCGAACCTAAGGAAAAGGATAAGGGAAAGGATAAGGATAATGTAAAGGATAAAAAAACATATACGTGTGAGTTCGAGGCGCTCTGGGATGCGTACCCGAGAAAAAAAGAGAAGGCTATGGCTTACAAGCAGTATCAGGCCAGGCTTAACAATGGTTTTTCAGAGGACGAGCTGATTACAGCAGTTAAAAGATACGCTGAGGAGTGCCGGAAGAACAAGACTGAGCAGAGATACATCAAACAGGGAGCCACATTCCTGGGGCCAAATACCCCATTTGAAGATTATCTGAGAGGAGGGGAAGCGATTGGGAAACCTGGAAGAGGCACTGAACCGGATGAAACAGACATTGTGCGACGGGCAATTGAGCAGGGAGCAGGATCAGAAGGATTTGAATGGTGATACCTGCCCTATCTGCCACGGGGAAGAATGGGTGTATGAGCGTGACGAGTACGGAGTCGAGTACGCCGCCCCTTGTAAGTGTCGGGAACGGAAGGTAATGGACAGGCGGCTGCGGTTTGCTGAACTGCCTGACAGCCTTAAAACTATACGGCTCAATACATTCAGCCTGGGGAGATACACAAGCCCGGAATCAAAGCAGATTGCTGCTGTAGCCTGTAGGGGTGTTAAATTCTACCTCGAGAATCTGGACGCTATGCTGGAGAAAGGTATGGGACTGTATCTGTGGAGCGAGGAAAAGGGGTCAGGTAAAACCCGTATGGCTGCCAGTATTGCTAATGCACTCATGCTGGAGCATGGCATACAGGTCAAGTTTGCCACATCCCTGAATATCTTACAGGAAATCAAGAATACCTGGGGGCAGGACGGAAATAAGCAGCAAGAAGGTTACCTGCTGGATGCGTTACAGACAGTCAAGGTCCTCGTGATCGACGATTTCGGGACGGAGGAAGCAAAGGACTGGATACGGGAGAAGTTTTATCAGATCCTGAATGAACGGTATCTAAATAAGCTCCCTACCATCCTGACAAGCAATTTCCCGCTCGACGGCCTGAACTATGACCGCAGGATCACAAACAGGCTGCAAGAAAACACCTTTCAGATACATTTCCCCGAGGAAAGCGTCAGGGAGACAATAGCCAAGGAAAACGCAGAGTACATGCTTGGGAGTATGGTCGGATAAAGGAGGATATATGGTACATCTGATTGAAAATTATTATGCGATTCCGAATAACATGGGATTTACCCTTGCAGTTGACAAGGGGAAGACGGACAAGGATGGAAATAAAACTTATGACACCATAGGATACTGTGGAAGCTTCGAGGAGACGATTTTCCTTCTCAGGCGTAAAGTTGTAGACCAGCGTCTACAAAATGGATTATACGAGCTGTCAGAGGCTCTGGAGATAATCAAGGTGACAGCAGAAGAGATAAAAGCGGCGATTGAGTGTAAAGGAGGATATTATGACATTTAGGGAAAGATTACAGAAAGAACATCCAAGATGCATTAATGAAGACTTTGGTGGATGTGATGGATGTCCTTATGAATATGGATATGAAAAAAAGAAAGAGGAAATATGCAAAGTAAGTGACGAGGAATGCAGAAAATGCTGGGATAGAGTGATCCCAGGAACGGAGGATAAAGAGATGACAAGGGATGATTTGAAAGACGGCATGATATGCGAGCAGAGAGATGGCAGTTTAATGATGTGGCTCAATGGTGTGTTAATAGGAGAGGAACAATGGTGCAGTGGAACAGGGCATGACCTTAAAAATATATATGGGAACAAAGGGCTTGACATTGTAAAAGTATATAAAACGAAGGCATATAAGTTGAGTGATATATTATCACAAAAATGCTTAATATTGATCTGGGAACGCAAGGAGCCGAAAATAATGACGCTTGCAGATATAGAGCGGGAACTTGGATACCCGGTAAAGATTGTTTCGGCTGAGGAGGCGTAGTCAATGAGCATTAAGCCTATATTATTTAACACGGATATGGTACAGGCAATTCTGGACGGCAGGAAGACGGTTACAAGAAGGAAAGTGAAAAATCCGGCGAAACCGCCTTGCATTGCTGGAGACATCCTGTATGTGCGGGAAACGTGGCAGCACTTATCGGAACTGGATGGAAACGAGCAGATTATTGAGGGCACGGAAAAATATTATTATGCGGCAACAGATACTATTCCATTCGATACATATGTTGATTCTTGGGGGGTGGCGCATTGCAAAACTCCGTGGCGGCCATCCATCCACATGCCGAAATCTGCCGCCCGTATCTGGCTGAGGGTAACAGATGTGAGGGTGGAGCGGCTGCGAGACATTACGCCGGACGAGGCAATAAAGGAGGGCATTCATTTCTGCGAGTGCCCAGATGGATTCACCTGGAAAGGGGAAACAAGCATGAGAAACTGTTATACAACCCCCACAGGAGCCATGCAAGCACTATGGGATACAACCATAAAGAAACCCGACCTTGATTGCTACGGATGGGATGCAAATCCCTGGGTCTGGGTAATAAAATTTGAGCGGTGTGAGAAGCCGGAGGAGGTATAGGAATGGATAGAATAACAGAACATACAGACCACGGAATAGTGATTAGGAAAGAAGTGGATATATGTGTAGAGACGCCGGAAGACTTTGATAACTTACAGCACATATTAAGTGCATTGGCTGCATACGAGGACCTGGGTATAACACCAGATCAGGTGCGACAGATGAATAAGGAGTTTACCAGAGCCAGTAAGGAGCTGGCAGACTATAAAAAGTCAGTAGACCAGGGAAGGCTATTACATCTGCCTTGTAAAGTAGGAGATACAGTGTATCTGGAGGCCGAATATGAGAATGAAATAACGGAAGGTCGAGTAACAGAAATATCAGTCCTCCCGGATGGTGTTTGTATTTACATAGAGCGGGAAATCGGCTCAGGTTGCAGTGAAGGGTACGGAGTTAATGATTTTGGCTACGATGTCTTCTTAAAACGGGAGGATGCAGAAATGGCTATTAAGGAGGAACTGGATAAATGAGATTAATTGATGCGGATGCATTTAAGGAGCAGGTGGCGGCCATTGCAATCATGGATAATCTCCCGGCAGACAAGTGTAATGCACTATGCAAATTGATAGAGATGCAGCCAACCGCCGGAAGTTGGCATAGAGTAGCAGATGGGGACTTACCAAAACATGCAAACAGAGTGCTTGTATATATAAAATACAAGGTATCTGATAGAATACCGCCACATTGTGTTGCAAAATACGCTGGTGGTAAGTGGTGGTATCCCTCAGATCGAGAGATAACCGGAGAAGCGCGGGTGATAGCCTGGATGGAACTACCAGAATATGAGGAGGAACAACCATGAAAGAAGAATTATTGAAAATTGCACAGGAATCTCTTTCTTCTGAAGAAGTGGAGAAAATTGTGAAAGAGAAATTTGCGAAAGCCCTGGAAGATGCTGTAGATAGTGCATTCAGGTGGGGCGATGCAAAAAAAGCGATAGAAAACAAGGTAAAAGAAGTTATGGTGCCGTATATTGAGAATTATGACTTTTCGAAATATCTCCTGAAATTGGACACCGTTTTGACCGAATTGGCAAATTCTGAATCTTGCCTTGCCAATAAGCGGATTCTTGAAAATTTCAAGGAGTTAATGACGGAGCCGGAGCAGAAAGAGATCAAACTTACAGAACTTTTTAAGTCTTGGATTAAATGGTGCGAAAAGGAAATTGACACCGATGATTTGGAAATCTGTTTTGACGATGGCGTGTCATATTGTCCAGTGGAATGTGAAATGCGGTTTGAAAAAGAGGACAAGCCATCATGGAGTAGTATGCAGAGAGCGGTAATCACCTTTGAAAATGAGCATGACGAAAAGCTGAATGTAGAAATACCTATATCAAAATGGAAATGGGATTCCGGGAAAGAGGAGCCATACACTCTTACGGCATTTAGTGATATAAAAATTTCTTCTCTTAGGACATTGGATGAATTTCAGCTGCTGATTCTCCGCTTAGCAAGAGCAGGGGCAGCCATTATCATTGACAAAGAATATCAGGATGACGAAATTTACCCGGAGAAAGAGCCGGAGGCAACGTTTAGTTAGGAGGAGCAGCCATGAATAATCAGCAAGCAATGAACGACAAAATCAGCTATGGGGTGTTCTGGAAGCACGATGAAAACGAAGAATGGTCTCTATTTGCGGGGTGGCTACCGTTCAGCGACGCCAAGGGAATATACAATAAATTAGCCTTAAACCCCAGTTGCAAAGGAAGGAGAATTGTAGAGAGGGTAGAAACATTCGAGGTTTACCAGGAGGAACAGCCATGAAGTATACATACAGCGCCGGGCGTGTACAGATCAATGCGTCCGGGAAACAGGGGAATATGAATAAGTTCCTGTATGGCAGTACGAAAAAGAAGAGTAAAAAGCGGAAATAAATCTGAGAAAGGAGCCGGCCTCGCGCGAAAAGGTATACCGGGCTCTGAAACATATGAGAGATTTGATTATAGATTGCTTCGCCGGTGGTGGCGGGGCAAGCGTAGGAATAGAGATGGCATTAGGCCGTCAGGTAGATATAGCGATTAATCATGATGAGCAGGCCATAAGGATGCACAAAACCAATCATCCGGGCACATTGCATCTGACAGAGGATATTTTTAAGGTGGATCTGGAAAAGTATGTAAAAGGCCAGCATGTAGCGCTCATGTGGGCAAGCCCAGACTGTACCAGTCACAGCAAAGCAAAAGGTGGACAGCCCAGAAAGCAGGGACTTAGAATTCTGCCGTGGGCGGTGTATAAACATGCCAAAGCGATACTGCCGGATGTGATCATCATGGAAAACGTGGAGGAAATACAGCAGTGGGGACCACTAGACGAAAGCGGAAAGCCGATACCGGAGAAGAAGGGAGAGGACTACCGGAGATTTATCTCTGCTATGCAGTCCCTCGGATATGATTTTGACAGCCGAGAACTGGTGGCTGCGGACTATGGAGCACCGACAACTCGTAAACGGTGGTATGCCATCTTCCGGCGGGATGGCAGGCGGATTGTCTGGCCGGAACCCACGCACAGTAAAACCGGCATTCCAAAGCCGTGGAAAGAATGCGGTGATTATATTGATTGGTCAGACCTTGGGAAATCTATATTCGACCGCCCGAAGCCACTGGCCGATGCGACTATGAAGAGGATAGCAAACGGATACGTGAAGTACATTGTGAATAATCATAATCCGTACATGATCAGCAACAAGGCGGCAGTTGGATTTTTGATACAGTATCATGGAGAGCAAAAGGCAGGGGATTCCAGAGGACAGCTTCTTACAGAGCCGATAAAAACCATAGACACCAGTAACAGATATGGTCTCGTCACCGCATTCGTTACAAAGTTTTATAAAACTGGAATCGGACAAGGGTGCGATAAACCTCTGCATACCATAACTACATCACCGGGACATTTTGGCCTGATATCCGCATTCCTGATTAAGTATTATGGGACAGGCTGCGGGCAGGAACTTTCTTATCCACTTGGGACCATAACCACAAAAGATAGATTTGGTCTGGTAAATCTGATTACAGATATAAATGGCGAAAAATATATCCTGAAGGACATATATCTTCGGATGCTCAACCCAGAAGAATTAAAGGTGATGCAGGGATTTCCGAGAGACTACATCATAAACCGGGATTATAACTGGAAGAAATATCCTATATGTGAACAGGTTAAAAGAATCGGAAACAGTGTGGTGCCGATTATGGCGGAAACGTTGGTCAAGGCCAATTGCGGATATCTTAAAGTGGGAGAACGGCAACCGGCACCGATGATATATCAGCAGCAGAATGGGCAGGTGGCGTTTGGATGAAAATTTCAGGGCAAATATCAATACTAGAGTACCAGCAGGCCAGAGATAAGCCTATTAAACATTGCGGCAAGTGAGTCTGCCAGAGGAGGAATAGAATATGAAATTTAAATGGAAATATAATGCAATTATTTACAGGAGATCAAGTGATGAGGTTTTGTTGGATAAGTCCTACAATTCATACGAGGAGGCGCAGACAGCTATTGAAAAAAACATAGAGCGCTTTGCGGATGTCGACGATCCGCCGACAGGACACATAAATAAAGACTATGTACAAGTGGATGATAGCCTATAAAAGTAGGAGGGCCGGGTCAGCAGGCCCGGCAGTATGAAAAAGAAAAGTCTATATGAAAAAGGTTATCGCCCTTTGTTGAGTATTACTATACCGGGAAAATGTGACGAAACTGTGGTGGAAAGATAAAAGAATTGTGAAAGGAAAATAAAAATGAACAAAAATGAATTTGATAAAAGAATAGAAAAATTTGTGACGGCATTGGGAGACTTATATTTAGATGTGGAAGAAAGGGAAGGTGCGGAAACTCCCAAAATAGAACTGGAAGAGGAGAACCTTACAGATGACTTTACCGCAATGATTATAGCAGTACATCTCTTATATATTGGAATAACCGGTGATGATACTGACCTTATAGGTTTTACACATATTGCAAACCGTCTGGTGTTCCAGTGGCTATTTGAAAACGGTGACAAAGAGAAAGGCGAATCATGAAGTGCAAGAAATGCGGCGGCAAAACGCAGGTAACGGATACAGAGGAGAGCTTAGACGGTTTTGCAGTATTGAGGCGGAGGCAGTGCCCGATCTGCGGATACCGGTTCAAGACCATAGAAACTATATGGGAGGGCATGAGACCACGGAAAAAATGACAGTTTTGGAATACCTAGAAAGGAGAAAGATAGATGAGCAAAACATTAAAGCTACCAGTGGAGATAGGAACAGTTGTGTATGATGCAGATTTTCCCCAATATCCGCAGCGCGTGATCGGGTACCGTATAGGGCGAATGACGGGAGAGGATGAGGAAGAATTTAAGGAAGAGCGCGAGATAGATGAGCTGTACATGGAGTACGAAGGCGGTGGAATATCCTGCTCTTCTTGTGTTTCATGTTTTGGGAAAAGCATTTTTCTAACACGTGAGGAAGCAAAAGAAGCAAAAGAACGTGGGGTGAAAGAATGAAAAACAGTGAAGGCTACACAGACACCACACCCGGCAAGGCTATATACCGATTAAGGCATATCCCAGATAAGATATGGGAGGTCATCAGGATAGGCAGGGATTTCTTCCACTTAGCGGGCCTGGATGTGACGGAGATTACGGTGGAGGACCGGAAAAGTGGAAAACGGTATACGTGGAGGAGGTAAGGCCAATGAATGCAATAAAGTGTGATAGATGCGGTAATTATTTTGATTGTAATCAATTAAGGCTTAGAGGAGGCAGTTGCAGCGGCGAATCGTTTGGGCACATAAGTGTAAGAGGAGAGAACAATCACTGCTGTAACTATGATCTGTGTGATGATTGTGTCAAACAGTTTTTTGATTTTATGCACGATACAAGCAAGATAGTGGGAGGCGAATCCGATATATGACTGAACGAGAGCTGAAACAGATAGGCATAAATAATCGTAAGCTTGTACAGCTAAAGGCAAAATACGAGGATTTATGCAGCTCATATGGTATTTCTGCTGTGCAGTCCGATGGAATGCCTCATGGGATGGGTGGAACTCAATCCGGTATGGCTACAGTGGAAGAGAAAGTTGACATAGAACGGATGATATCAGCACTGCGGAAGGAAAATCGGGAACTGATTGAGAGGGCCTGTGAGTATATCAAGACTATCCCGGATGGATACATAAAAGCTGTACTGTCTTACCGGTATATACATTGCTTTGATATCGTGGAGACGGCGGCAGTGGTAAGGCTTTCCATGTGGGAATGCGAACAGATTTGCAAGGTACATTTCAATAATGTGTTCTAGCCGATATATTTGTTATAAAACGCTTGACATTCTGTGGGGATTGACTTATAATATGAAACATAGAAGTATATAAAAAAGTATCCTCCGTTTGAAAGTTCGGTTGCGGGGTGTCACAGCTCCGCGGCTGATTTGCCGGTACCGCATAGGTACGTCAGGCACTGCGCAGTAAGGCGTATAGGCAGCATGGTTCCGTAAAGGAGTAGATTAACGTCGAGTATTCCAGGACTGCCGAGAGAAGACATAGCCTAAAGGGCATTTGGGTAGGGGCAATGAAAGGAACTTATGGTTGCCAGAGCAGTACGGGGTGGGTTGCGTGCTGCTATACAATGACCGCGGTAAAGTCGTTAAACCGTATATCCCAGGTCTGGGATAACAGCACCGTTACGGCGGTGCAACATACCAGTGTAGCAAAATTGGAATATGCCACGGGGCGGCCGCGGATACGACCCCGTGAAGTGTAGGTTCGAGTCCTATCGCTGGTATTAGCTTATCTGCCGCCGGATTACCGGAGAGGCAGGGAGTACGACAGCATAATGTGCACTGATTGCTGCGTAGCCTCCAGGATTATCCCCTGGGGTAAGCAATCGCCTTTTGGCATATATACACCCCTAAATACATTTTATACTTAGAAACACCCTGTAAACCTGGATTTATAGGGTGTTTTGTGTTGAAATATGAAAAAAAATAGTATAAGATAGGCATATATAGTGTTTTTGGGGGATTATTATGGCAAATAAAAGCGTTGAATTTATTAAAATAGAATTGTTTAAGCAAGGAAACAAAACGGAGATTGACTACCATGAATTAAAAGGATTGTTTGAAGATATTTTTAAAGACCATTGCATTTTAAAAAAGTTGGATTTATTCCCAGATATAAAACCGGATGATATTGAACCAAAATATACATTAGATATAGTGAGTGAAAACCCGTATTTATTTGGTAGGATATGTAAGCAGAAATCAAATAACTCAGTAATATTAAGAAATTACGAAACGTTAGAAGCAGACTCTGTATTTGATACTGAAGATGCAGCCCGTAAGGGAATTGAGGTTTTTACATATTTTATGCTTGATTACAATACGGGAATATTAGCTATAGTAAATGCGAGTGATGCTCCAAGTCCGGCTGTATTAAACCAGGTTTTGGCTGAGTACAACAAGAAATATTATATGAGACAAATTTCCATACCTAACACAGACGGAGTTGATGTATTTTTGAATTCTAATAAGCCCGAACTGAAAGCTTTAGAATTTGATATACCATCACCAAGCGCAGAATACCTGCAAAAGATATTAGGTTTAGATGAAGATAAAATTTGTGATATGATTAATGAAGGGGTACATTCAGCGAGGATCATCCTCAAACCAGTCCCGTACAAATCAATCGTGAAAGAAACAAGTAAAGTGAGGGACATAGTAAATATAATAAAAGAGAATAAAAATAAATATCCTGAACATGTTATAGTTAAAGGAAAATCTGATGATTTTGGCAGTAGGCCATTTGATTTACATGCGAAATACTTTTCTTACCCTATTACTGTTAATAAAACACATATAGTGGAAGGGAAAAGAATAGAATATACACTAAAAGAAATGGATGCACAATTTAAAACCGGTATAGTTAACGCTTACGAGCTAAACTATGATATTCTATTAGCTTTAGCTGATAGAGAAATGGATGGGGATGAGTAATGTGAGACAGTTAAAGAGCATAGTGTATAATAAAAATTATAAAAGCAAGATAATAATAGTATTATTGATTTCTGTAATACTTGGTTTTATAGGATATTATAAAAATGTATTCATTTTTGAGTATCCCCCAAATGCCGACGATTATCACATGAATATATTGACCATTAATTCAATATTAAGCGGGTTTTCGCTTACAAATCTTGGAATACTTATCAGTATTTCGGATGCGCAATTAATTAAAAAGTTGGAAGGAACTGACTTATTAAATAAAAGAAACGTTGTAATAAGTTATTCTATTATTTTTGGGTCTATGTCAATTGTGGCTTCATTGCTTTTTATTTTTAAGATTAACATAGCGGGTGCTTCCATATTTAAAAATTCTGGTGTTTTATTTATGTGCAAAAATATTGTGTATACAATTGAGATGATATCGCTGCTCCTAAGTATATTATATTTCATGCTATCGGTAAAAAAGATGATACAGCTATTGTCACATATTTATATACCTAAAAAAAGCTACAGCAAGGAAAAAGAAGAAAAAATAAGAGAACAAATGGAAAACAACAGGAATAAATTTTAACATAAGCGTCTGGTCAGATAACTGGCTGGGCGCTTTTGTTATGGGTATATAGCTCAGAGGTAGAGCGGCGGCTTGTATTTAGAACCATAGGCATTGTTTTTATTTGCAAATTAGTAAAATACTGGTAATTATCTGTTATATATTGCAAGGCCTTCCAATCAGCGGTACCATTTATATGAGGGAGGTGATAATATGCAAGATTTAAGAAAATTTACACCGGAACAAATTATTGCAAGAGCAAAGCTCTATGAAAGAAAAATGAGGTGGCTACAGGCTGATGCAAGACAGTTTATAGCTGGGGAGCGTAACGACGAAAAGGAGATACTGAGTAGATACCATGCACTGCGGAAAGAAATATCTCAGGAATCAAAATATCTGGAATCCTACAAAGGAGAGATATACTACATATCAGAAGTCCATGACGCTTATCAAAATGGAATGGATGACTGCAGAAGGAATGGCTTTTCGCATGTGACAGAGAAAAAGGTATCAAACAGGATTGTATCTATATTGGAAGAGGCCATATATCGGCTGACAAAAGAGCTGGATTACATGGGTGTATATAAGTGATTGATTAGGAGGCGGTTTAGGACCGTCTCTTTTTAATGCAATAAAATAGAGGAGGGGATAAGGTGAATACACGAAGCATAATGAAAAAGCTACAGACAGCTATACTAAAAGAAGGATTAGTAGTAAGCATAGATACGCGACAGTTTTATGCTCAAGATCAGCAACGTATGATAACCATATTCCGCCTTACCACCCCAGTATCACATCGTAAGAAAACAGGGGAATTAAAAGATGAGCAGATGACAATACTTTCGTCTACATCCGGCATAGAGGCTATACAATGCCTGAACGACATATATAAGGCGGTGAAAACTTAATGCAAGACGAGCTTATAGGAAAGTTAAAACCGCAATATAAGGCGTTCGCTGATAATTACATAGAAAATGGCGGCAATATGACAAAGGCAGCGAGAGACGCCGGATATGCAGAAAAGGGCCTGAATAAACGAGTGGGAAGGCTGATGGCAAACGAGGGCATAAAGGCATATATAGCCAGCAGACAGCAGGAAATTGATTCACAGCGAATATGTAGCCTGAAAGAGATACAAGAATTTCGTTCCCGTGTTGTTCGCGGGGAAGAAAAAGACCAATTTGAACTTGACGCTGCCCTCACAGAAAGATTAAAAGCCGCGAATGATTTAGAAAAAGCTTTAAAAATCAAGGAAGAGGAAGAAGAGAGACAGCGTATTGCAGAAGCAGCCCGTAATGCCGGGATATGGCATATGGACTTAGACATCATTGCAGACGGTTTTCACCCAATTATCCGTGATATAAGGAATAGAAAACATACGGAATATGATTTCCCCGGTGGTAGAGGTTCCACGAAATCTTCATCAGTGTCGTGTATAGTCGGAGAATTGATAAAAAACAACAGTGATATGCACGCCCTTATTCTGCGAAAGGTAGGAAATACCTTGAAGGACTCAGTCTATGCACAGATGAAATGGGCAATACAGAAGATGGGGCTGGAGGATGAGTTTATATATAAGTTGTCTCCGCTAGAGATTATATACAAACCTACTGGACAGAAAATATATTTCCGTGGTGCGGATGACCCATTGAAAATAAAATCAATTAAACCGGAATTTGGTTATATCGGGATAGTGTGGTTTGAGGAGCTTGACCAGTTCGCCGGGCCGGAGGAGATCCGTAGCATCGAACAGTCTGCTATCCGTGGCGGAGATGTTGCATATAAGTTTAAATCATTCAATCCGCCTAAGAGTAAAAATAACTGGGCAAATGAATATGTAGCGGAGACAGAGAGAGAGAATCCAGATGCTGTGGTGTACAGGAGCACGTATAAGGATGTGCCGGCGGAATGGTTGGGCCGGAAGTTTATCGACGATGCGGAACATTTGCGAGAAGTAAATCCAGAAGCGTATGAGAATGAGTATGACGGTGTGGCTAACGGTTCTGGCGGAAACGTATTTGAATACCTTGAAATCAGAGAGATTACAGATGATGAAATTGACCGTATGGATAGGATCTATCAAGGCGTTGACTGGGGATGGTACCCGGATAAGTATGCGTTTATCCGGTCGTATTACGACAGCCATCATGAAAAGATATATCTGATTGATGAAAATTATGTAAACAAAACGCCGAATAAGAAAACGGCAGAGTGGATAATCAAACATGGGTATGACGATTATCTGATTACTTGTGACAGCAACGAGAACAAATCCGTGAATGACTACAGGGATATGGGTATTCTGGCAAGAGCAGCTATCAAAGGCCCTGGAAGCGTAGAGTACGGGTTTAAGTGGCTGCAAGGCAAGACAATCGTGATAGACAGGTGCAGGACACCAAATGCCTACAATGAGATTACCAAATATGAGTATGCCAGAGATAAGGATGGTAATATCATGAGTGGTTATCCAGAGGGACAGGAAGACCATATAATAGCGGCATTACGCTATGCGTATGAGGACTTCTTCAATCGGAGGGGGAATTCAGCGTAATGGGAATTATATCAATAATTAAGAGGTGGTGGGGAATGTTGTTTAAAAACGAAGCAGAGAGAGAGTTTAACGTCAGCCCGGTAACATCCCCGCAGATGGACGCTCTTATTAATAAGTGCGTGATGGTGTACAGAGGCCATCCGCCGTGGGTAAATGAAAAGGACAATGTTCGGACAATCAATTTTGCTAAAACCATATGTGAGGAGACTGCCAGGCTGATAACGCTTGCAGTCTCCATTTCTGTTAGCGGATCACCAATGGGTGAATACCTGCAAAAGCAGATAGACAAATGCTATTTCAACCTACGTAAGTGGGTAGAGATGGGGCTGGCGCATGGCACAGCGATTCTCAAGCCTAATGGCAGCGGTGTGGATGTATTTGCCCCGGCTGATTTCATCATCACATCCACGGACGATAACGGTAATATCAATGGGATTATATTCAAAGATGGCTACCAGAATGGTAATAGGTATTATACCAGGTTGGAGTATCACAGATTTGAAGCTGACTATGTGTATGCCATATCTAATAGGGCATATGTGTCTGATAGTCAAGATGAAATTGGAAAGAAGATAGACCTGGAAAAGACACGCTGGTCGAATTTGTTGCCAGATGCATATATCACCAAGGAAAATAATGAGAGACTGGACAGCCCTCTATTTGGAGTGTTCAGCACACCTGACGCAAACAATGTAGATAGCAGCAGCACACTGGGACTGCCTATATTCTCCACTGCGATTGAGGAACTGAAGGATCTGGATATAGCATATAGCAGGAATGCGTATGAAATTGACATCAGTCAAAAAATAACCCTGCTGGATGATAGGTTGACACAAAAAAGCGGTATGAAAATAGGAAGTAAACAAGACATAAGGCTTCCTAAATTTGTGAGAAATGTATTTGGGGGTAGCGCAAACGAATTCTATCAGGAAATAAACCCACAGTTAAATACGGAGACAAGAAAAGTGGGAATCAACATGTATCTCTCATTTATTGCTTATAAATGTGGTTACAGCAACGGTTACTTCGTTTTTGATGAAAAAACGGGGATGGTAACGGCGACGCAGATAGAAGCAGACCAGCAGAGGACAATACAGTTTATAAAGGATTGCCGGGACAAGCTGGAAAGCTGTATGGACGGCCTGATATATGCCTTGCAGATCATGGCGGAGCTGTATGGCCTGTCCCCTTCCGGGCAGTATGAGGTGGAATACGGCTTCGGAGATATCATATACAGCTACGAAGAGGACAAGGCAAACTGGTGGAAGTATGTGGTAAATGGGAAAATCCCGGCATGGAAGTATTTTGTGAAGTTTGAAAACATGACAGAGGAAGAAGCAAAAGCCCTCACAGCAGAGGCACAGCCGGATGAACCGACGTTATTTGGAAAGGAAGAGTAGCTTATGCTGTCACCGGATTATTTAAGGCAGATAACAGAAGGGGCAGAAGAGAATGCCAGTAAATTACACCAGAAGATTATAACCCTTATCATCTCTCGTATGGTCAGGAGACTGGAAAGGAGAGAGGATTATCTTTTCACTCCAATTGATAGGTGGCAGATAGAAACAATTCAAGAGTCAGGATATCTGCTGGAAGATATACAGAAAGAAATATCGAGTCATCTTGGAACCCAATATAATGAGGTCAAAAACAGGATGGAAGAGGCAGGTATAAAAGCTATTGAGTATGACAATGAAGTGTATAAAGCTGCTGGACTGTCCCCTACGCCACTAAAACAAGCGCCACACCTGATTAGGCTTATGCAAAGAAATTATGAAGCTACTAATGGGGAACTGCGGAACCTTACACGGACAACCGTCAATGCCGCACAGCAGACGTTTATTGAGGAATGTGATATGGCGTATGAGAAGGTCACTCGAAATGTACAACCGTTATCGGGAGCGGTGAGAGAAGCGGTTGATAATGTGTCGAAAACTGGCGTGAAAATTGTGTATCCATCCGGCCATGAGGACTACATAGAGACAGCAGTTGCGAGGGCAGTAAGAACAGGTGTGGCGCAGGCCACAGGAGATATACAGATTGCGCGCATGGAGGAAATGGAATGGGACATTATACTCACAAGCGCACATTATGGGGCACGTACTGGAGATGGCGGGGAAAACCCAGGTAATCATTATTGGTGGCAGGGGAAATTTTTTAGCCGTACTGGTAAGGATAAAAGGTTTCCTGATTTTCGCACTTCAACAGGATATGGTTCCGTAACTGGATTGTGCGGTGCAAATTGCCGCCATTCTTTCGGACCTGGAGACGGCATTCATAATCCATATGGTGACATTGATTCCGAAGCGAACAAGAAGATTGAGGATATTAACAAGCACATGAGAGAAATGGAACGTAATATCCGTAAAACAAAACAAGAGTTGCTTGGTTTGCGAACAGCAATTGAGAGCACGGGGGATGAAAAGTTGAAGTATGAGTTACAGCAGGAATATGATCACATAGCTGCCACCCTTAAAAGACAGAATGCGAAATATAAGAATTTTTGTGATATGCATAATATAAAACCTTTGCATGAAAGGCTGCATACGGCAAAGTGGGGGCATTCAGATGAGATGAAGGTCAGAGCGGCTGTAGATAGATACAATAACAAATCTACATAAGAGGTGCGTGTGGTTCTCCGGGAACATACATGGGGGTTCGATTCCCCTCACACGTGTTACCTGGCCGGGGGTCAATCCGGCAGAATCCAACCGCAGAAAGAGCGGTCAATAAAATCATTTCAGGAGGCTAGGAAAATGAAAAACATTTATGAAATCATGAAAGAGTTCGGAATTGAGATCCCGGAAGACAAGAAGGATGGATTTGACAAGGCATGGAAAGAAAATTACCGGACAAAGGCTGAATTCGAGAAAGCGGCAGCCAAAAGGGACGAATACAAACAGTCTCTTGAGGACGTGCAGGGAAAACTTGAAGATTTTGAGAAAGTGGATGTGGAAGACTTGCAAAACCGACTTAAAACCCTAACAGAAGACTTGCAGAAAGAGAAGGAAGAGCGTGCTGCCGAAGAGTCACGCAGGGCATTGGAGAAGACAGTAGATACATTCATGAGGGACAAGAAATTCGTGAACTCCCTGACCGCAGACAGTATCAGGGGAAAACTCATGGAAGAACTGGACAAGGATACCGCAAAAGGAAAATCTATTGAAGATATCTTCAAAGGACTTATCACAGACAAAGACGGGAACCAGATTCCGAATATTGTCGTGGATGAGGGACAGCAGAAGGCTGAACAGAATAAGGCAAAATTCACTACGAAGTTCACTGGCACGGGAAATGGAGGCATGACAAAAGATGATTTCAGGAAGCTGTCCCTTGACGAACGTACAAAATTGAAACAGAGTGACCCGGAACTGTACGAAGCAATGAGAAAATGAAAATAGGAGGAAATAAGTTATGGCAATGACTGGAACATTTGGAGGTTTTGTATTTGACCCGGAGGTATTCTCCGAATATATGGCAGAACAGCCCACATGGAACGATAGGATTTTAGCATCCGGTATTTTGGTACAGGATAATACGATTATGGATTTGATTGGTGACAAGGGCAATGTGGCAACACTGCCTTTCTATGTGCCGATTGATGCTGAAGAGGACCCGGCGCTGAACAATGATGGAGAAACGGATAACACCCCGTCCGAGATTACTGGAAGCAAACAGACCTGTATGTTGATTCAGAGGATGAAAGCATGGAAGGCGCAGGATTTTACAAAAGAACTGACTGGAGCGGACCCTATGACACATGTCGCGAACAGCGTATCCGGATACTATCGGCAGGTGAGAGCTAAAGACCTGATGTCTATTGTGGATGCTGTGTTAAGCCTTGACGGGATGGCGAATCACATTACAGATATCTCAGCGGCAGAGGGGACCCCTGCGGAGGCAAATAAAGTAGATGAGACTACGCTTATTTACGCACAGCAGAAAGCAATCGGAGATTATGCAGAGAATATGGGACTTTTGTTCCTGCACTCTTATATGTATGCCAGATACAAGGCTATGGGGCTTGTGGATTATAACAAGTATACTGTGCCGAATGCTTTGGCTGGTGATGTGGAAATGCCGACAATCGGAGGATTTATCCCGGTAGTGTCTGATCGGTTTACGGTAGATACTTCTGGTTCCGTGCCAGTATATAAGACTTATATGATTGGCTCCGGCTCTATACTGACCTGTGATAAGACCAACTATGAAGACCCATACTACGCAGACTACGACCCAGAGACAAAAGCGGGCATCCGCAAACTGTATACGAAGCAGGGGTATGTCATGCATCCAAATGGATTTTCTATCGCCGCAACAAAAATTAAAAAGGAGTCCCCAACAAATGCAGAACTCGGGGCAAAGGCAAACTGGTCTTTGGCTTACAAGGAGAAGAACATCCGCATGGGTATGATTAAGTCAAACGGATAAGAGGTGACGTTATGTATACCACATACGAATTTTACGTTACACGCTATTTTGGCAACATGATCCCGGAAGATGTATTTGAAAAATTCTGCCAGCGGTCTTGTGATGAAATTGACGTTATCACATTTGACAGACTGGCAGAAGACTTTCCGACTGATGAAAGAGCAGCGGCCAGGGTGCAGAGAGCAGTATGCGCCCTGGCTGAATTGTTTTACCGGATAGATGCAGAAGATAGAAAAGCAGAGGAATCTACTGGTATTATCCACAAAGAGGACGGAACGGTGATAGGAAAGCAGATAACCGCCGTGTCATCCGGGAGCGAGTCTGTACATTATGCTGTGGGACAGGGTACAACAACCAGTACCATAACTACAGCGGTAAAAGATGTGAAATCGCGCAGGAAGTTAGAGTACGACACAGTAAGGGAATACCTTACCGGCGTTAAAGATAATAAAGGAGCGTTGCTATTATATGCAGGATTGTAAAATCAATGTTTTAGGGACAAAATATAGTCTATTTTTCCGTAAGAGAGATGAGGATGAAGGATTAAAAGAAATGGATGGGTACTGTGACAAAACCAGTAAAGAACTTGTGATTTGTGTCCATGAACCAGAATTAAATTCAGTCAAGAATCTTGAGGTTTACGAAAAGAAAGTAGCGCGACATGAGATTATTCATGCTTTTATTGAGGAAAGCGGGCTTTCTGAATGTACTTTTATATGTAAAGAAGGATGGGCGAAGAATGAAGAGATGGTTGACTGGATGGCCGCTCAGCTTCCAAAAATATTTGTAGCATTTTCAAAAGCTGATGTGATGTGAGGTGGTTCCCATGTACAATAGAACGATTACTGTATTTAATCGTAGTGGCAGCGAAAAGAATGGCTTTGTTTGGTTCCCGACTGTCATTGATGGCGTATACCTTATCATAGACAAGGGTGCTGGTATGGCCAAAACTGGGCTGGCAGAAGCGAATAAGGCTAACCTGCATATCCGGTACATATCTGTAGATGGAAAGGTACTGGTGGGCGGAAAACCGTACATGCTGCCGAAAGAGTGGAATGCGCAGTCGGATGAGGAAAAAGCGACCTCAATCACATTCAACGAGGGATGTGACTTCTTTATTGAGGGCGAATACCCGGAAGATGTGATTCAAGACGACGATATATTATATACGGATGGCCTATTTTCCTACATGAAAGCCAAACAGGACAATGTATTTAAACTCAACACAGTAGGCAAGTACACCCTCATACCCCACTTTGAGATTGGAGGTGAGTAAATGGCCCGGAAGCATTTTAAGGATTTTTCCGTCGAGAAAATGAATGTCAAAATCAAGCTCGATATGAGCGGATTAGACGAAGCCATACAGCGCGCCCAGTACGCTCTTGACGGTGCAATCATGCATAGTATGATACCTTTTATGCCAAAAGTTAGCGGGAACTTTATAGAGCGTACTGTAGCAAAAAGCGCATCTGTTCAGGGTACAGGAATCGTCTATGCCGGAGTAGGACCCGAAGGGCGTTTTTTATATGAAGGAAAAGTTATGGTCGACCCCGTGACGGGCAGCACATACGCAAGGCCAGGAGCAAAGAAGATTGTAACTGAAAGAGAGTTGAACTATAACAAACTGGCGAATCCAGACGTACAGAAAGAATGGTTCCTCGCAGCGAAAAGGAAAGACATGAAAGAGTGGGAAGATGCAATGAATAGGGCAATAAAGGGGTGAGAGCGTGGCAAATGTAAAATATGATACCAGTGGTTCGGCCTATCTGACAAAAATTATTGATACCCTTCTGAATCAGTTCCCGGGATGGGGCGACGAAGAGGTGGTATTCTCCTTTGTGGAAGAGGAATCTGGTGTAGGATGGTTCCCGGTGTCCGGTGCAATCATCGAGTCGGAGAAGAAGACCATATGCGGAGAGGTGAAGCAGAAGTGCCAATATCCATTTTTTGTACTTTACCGCATGGGAAAATCATCGGAATCTACACGCATCAGTGTGAAAGAGAAGCTGGACATGTTGGGTGCATGGCTGGAACAGCAGGAAGTGATAATTACAGGTGAAAAATACAGATTAAAGTGCTACCCCGATACAGGGGATAGAAAAATCAAATCAATCAGAAGGACAACCCCGGCGTACAATTCTCAGACATATGATAATGGAATTTACGACTGGGTTGTTTATATAACCGTACAATACGAAAACAACTATTTTGAGTAAAGGAGAATGACAATATGAAAGCTGAAAGACAGTACCTTGCACACTTTATTGATGCTGCTTTTGACACAACTTATGCAGCGAGCACTTATGTTAGGCTGGGGGATGATCTGGAAGAATTTAACGAGGAGCTTAACCCAGAAGTCGAAACGAAAAAAAATATATTAGGAAGCCAGAGTGTACAGCATTCTGGGTATGAAGTAAGCTCGGAGGTTTCCCCCTATTATTACTCATATGATGATAAGTTATCAGAAAAAATCATGGATATAGCAATGAACAGGAAGAAGGGGGATGCATGTAAGACCTCACAGGTAGATGTACTGCTGAAGGCTGACGGTTCAGTCCTTAAGGCGTGGCGTGAAGATGTGTACGTAATCCCTGATTCTGTAGGCGGTGATACAACAGGAGTGCAGATCCCATTCACTGTATATAATGCCGGAAATCGTGTGGAAGGTAAATTTGATTTAAGCACTAAGAGATTTACAGCAGGGTCCAGTAATGAAGCATGAACGCTACTGAATGCAGTTAAATAAGCATATTTTGAATCGTTGAGTAATAAGGAACTTTTAATTGGGACAGAAAAGGAGTTAGAGTATGAGCAATAAATTAGTGAAACCAAATTCGCAGATAGCGAATAGAAATGAAGAAGAACTGATTATTAATACCGGAACGAAAAAATATGTGATCAAAGATGAACACAGACGGCCGATGGGGGAATTCTTTTGGAATCCGTCCGATACTGGTATCTTAAGCCGGTATGATGATGTAGTTACATTTTTTAACAATCTGGATCTGAAAGAGGGAGAAGATGCAGAAAAATTTATTGTTGATGCAGACAAAGGGATTGTAGAAAAAATGTCGTATCTGCTGAACGAAGATACCAGCACTTCTTTGTTCAGCAGAGTGGCGCCATTGTCCATGTTGGCTAATGGGAATGTATATGCCTATGAAGTTTTGGAACGGATTGCAGGTTTGGTCGAAAAAGAAAGCAAAATCAGGGTGAACAGAGCGAATACAAAGGTAAATAAATACACAAGGAAGTACCATAACTAATGGATGTATGGGAACTTCCAAAATCTTTAATCGTTTGTGGCAAAGAGCATAAGATACGCACGGATTTTCGTGAAATCGTTGATATTCTTAGAGCTTTTAATGACCCTGAGTTAAATGACACAGACAAGATTCTGACAATGATTGACATACTCTATACCGACATTGAAATTGTTGAAAATATGGGGACAATATATGTTCTGTCCAATGGGAAACCGCTGTCACAAGAAGAGGTTACAGAAGCTATACAAAAAGGCGTGGAATTTATCGACGCGGGAACTGAAGGGGATAACAAGCCTAAACCGCGCATTATGGACTGGGAACAAGACGCTCCTTTGATATTTCCATCTGTAAATAAAATGATCGGGCATGACGTAAGGGCAATGAAATATATGCACTGGTGGACGTTCCTGGGGTATTTTATGGAAATACCAGACGGTACATTTTTACAGGTAATAAATATCCGACAGAAAAAAAACAGCAAGTCTAAGATGGAAAAATGGGAGAAGAAATTTTATAACGAAAACCGTAAATTATGTGATCTGGACAAACGGCTCTCAAAGGAAGAGCAGGAAGAACGGGACAAGCTGAATAAAATGCTTGGATAGCAGGGGGGGTGACAGGATTGGAAGATGGTTCCATTATCATTGATTCGTCGATTGATACAGATGGCGTAAAAGCTGGGGCAGATAATATAAAGGACATACTCAAAAGCCTGGTACTGTCATGTGACAAGCTGCGCGCATCAATAGACGCGCTCTCTGCATCCATGTCAGAAGGGTTTAAAAGTGCCGGCGGCAGTGCAAAAGAGGCTACTAATGGAATAAAAGAGTTAGAAAACGCGGAAAAAAAGGCAAAAAAGCAGGCAGAAGATTTAAACGATATCCATATAGACCGTGCTGACGATATCAAAGAAGGTGAACTCCCCAAAAGTATAGAATGGTCTGGAAAAGGCGGATATGATCCTAAGGCTATAGAGTATATAGAAAACTATGCAAATAAAGCATCCAGCGCAATAGACAACCTAAAAGCAAAAGCGGAGGATTATAAACGGCAACTGAAAGAACTTGAAAAAGCTGGAAAATATTTCGATAACAGTGACGAGTATCAGGACGTATATATTGAGTTGCAGAACATAAATGGACAGATTAGGGAGTATAAGAAGAATCTTAATGATATGGCTTACGGCGGTAAACTGGACAGCATGGAGACTGAATTGGAATCCCTCAGAGCCAAGACTAGAAACCTAACAGAGGAAACCAGATATTACGAACTGGAGTTGAAACGACTATCAGGCCAGGGGCTAGGGCTTGGAGACAAAGAATACGACAGCGTATACCAAAAACTTCAAAAAGCAAGATCTGCTGAAAAGGAGTATAAGAAAAGTCTTAATAGTACCAGCAATGCGCAGAAGCGTTCTTCAAAGACTGGAAAAACTTTGGCAGTAGCACTTGGCGGTTTGGCTAAACGCGTAAATAAGCTGACGTTCCATGCGTTTACTCTTAGTAAATCTCTTATGCTGCGTGGCGTGCGCGGCGCTGTTAATGGTGTTTCTACTGGATTTAAGAAGCTTGCAAGTATATTACATAGGACGAACAAAGAATCGAATAAATTCGGTATGGGCAGGATGCTGGGAATGTCTATCATGTACAGCACAGTTTTTAAAGTCCTGTATGGAATCACCACGGCAATAAAGGAGGGGCTTGTAAGCCTGTCTCAGTATTCTGATGAGACAAATAAGAGTTTGTCCATGCTGCTATCTGCATTAACACGCCTAAAAAATAGTGTCGCTACGGCATTTGCACCACTTATAAGCGCAGTTGCTCCTATATTGACAAAATTTATCAATCTTTTGTCACAGGCTATAACATATGTTGGAATGTTTATCGCGGCGCTTACCGGAAAAAACAGTTTCACAAGGGCAAAGGCAGTACAGCAGGACTTCGCCGACACTTACGGGGAGACAGCAAAGAACGCGGATAAGGCTACAAATTCTATCAATGACCAGTCTGATGCGCTGAAAGACGCAGCGGACGAGGCAGAAGGCTATCTCTCCCCCATTGACGAGATCAACAAAATCCAAAAGAAGATCACTGATACATCTAAAAACAGCGGTAATGACAGCGGGATCAGTACACCCGATACTGGGCTAAAGCCAGAGGACATGTTTGAAACAGTGCCGATAGATAATGCGATCCAGGATTTTGTAAAACGATTGAAAGACCTTATCAAATCAGGTGATTTTGAGGAGATAGGGCGTATCCTTGGAGAAAAAATCAACGGTGCGGTTAAGAAGATAACAGATTTTATTGACTGGAAAAACTGCGGTGGAGTTATCACGAACTTCATCAATAAATTTTGCGATCTTTTTAATAGCCTTGTGAAGACTATTAACTGGGAAGCAATAGGGCGAATGTTCGGAACTGGAATCAACACACTCGTGAATACCTTGTATCTTCTGTTTACCGGAATAGATTGGATGGAATGCGGAAAGGCATTTGCGAAGGGAATTAATGGGCTTGTTGATACAGTGAATTGGAAGAAGCTTGGGCTTATGATTGGGGCCGGGTTCATGATGGTAGTCAATATGCTGTATGGATTTGTCACAACAGCAGACTGGCATAAAATCGGACAGGCACTTGCAGACTGCATTATGGGGCTTTCTGAAAGCGTTGACCTTCCATTGCTCGGCACTGCATTGGGAATTGGCTTACAGGGTGTTTTAAATAGCCTATACACGTTTGTCACAGGCGTGGATTGGGGAAAAATAGGAAGTCAGATAGGCTCTTGCCTGATGAATATGATACACAACATTGACTTCGGTACGTTTGGCGCACTTATGGGTTCTTCATTGACTGGAGCACTTAACATGCTGCATAACTTTATCGGGGAAATTAGGTGGATAGAAGTCGGAAAGAAGATTGCCGCAAGTCTGAATAATTTTTTCCGTACAGTGAACTGGGCAGATGTTGGTGCTACATTTAGCGATGCGGCAAAAGGAATTTTAGATACCCTTATTACAGCAGTACAGGAGACGAATTGGGAAGAGTTTGGCAGAAATATCGGTGACATGCTGGCCGCGATTGATTGGAAGGGTGTGTTTGACCGAATATGGAAACTTGCAAAATCAGTGCTGGTTGAAGGATTTGGTGGATTTCTTTCAGGAATATTAGAAACCGCACCAGGAAAGATTATAGCCGTCGTGGCCGGAATATTGGCTGCGGTAAATATTGGTGCAAAGATTCTAGGGTTTATTGGAGATATTTCTTATGCACTAGGCGGCACACAGGCCACTGGAAAACTCGGAGGAGCGATTACTCTCTTAACAAAATTCCTCGGCGGAAAGGAAGGAATAGCGGGGATTTTTGCTAAGGATGGAAAAATAATGGGTGCTCTTTCGGGCGGACTCGGAACAGTTTCAACTATTCTCGGAAATGGAATAAAAGCGATTGGTGGCGCATTGGCAACAACAGGCCCTTGGGGAATCATTATAGTGGCTGCTATCGCGGCTCTTATTGCTGTTATATGCAACTGGGACAAAGTAAAGAAATTCTTTACTGAAGACCTTCCTAACTGGTGGAGTTCATCTGTAGCCCCTAAATTCACAGCGGCAAAAGACTGGGTGGTACAGAAATCTACAGAATTAAAAGACGGAACTATAAAGCAAATAGATACGTTAAAGAAAAATATAGGAGAAGCGTTTGAGGTGATAAAGACATCTGCTCAGAACAAAATGGCTGCGGCAAAGGAAAAAGTCGTAAACATTGCGTCAAGTATGAAATCAGGTGCCGTGGAAAAGATAAGCAATTTAAAAGAGTCTGCATCAACGAAATGGAATGAGTTAAGGGATATTACGGCAAGCAAATGGCAGAGTATAAAAGCTTCGGTTTCCGAATCGGCTTCTTCACTTGCGAAAGAGTCTAAAAGCAAAATTACAGAGCTAAAGAGTGGTATTGCAGAGCAGTGGAAGCAGGCTTTAAGTGAAACAAATTCAAAATGGAAGTCTATAAAAGAAAGTGTAACAAATGGGGCGAAGAATATGCAGAGCGGAGCAATATCACCGCTTAAAATGATCGCTCAATCATTCAAAAGTACATTTTCAAGTCTTGTCGGCATCGTGACCAGACCGTTCCAACAGATTGTTTCTGCAGCGTCGAGTTTAGCAAGTAGGATATCCAGCATCATAAACAGCATCAGGTATAGTTTTAGCTCTATAACCGGTATGGGGTCTGGATTAAGCTTTAGCAGTTATTCCTACCGCCCCAGAAGCTACACTATGCCGCGTTTGGCAAGCGGTACAGTTGTTCCAAGGCATGCCGGTGAATTCGCCGCTATTTTGGGAGATAACAACAAAGAGACAGAAGTTGTCTCACCCCTTTCCACCATGAAGAAAGCATTTAAAGAAGCGTACAGGGAAATGGGAGGAAATGCAGGCGCAAGAACCTATAATGTAAAAGCCGATGTGCAGCGGAGGACGTTATTTGAACTCGTTATTGATGAAGCAAAAATGAGACGGACCCAATCCGGCGTCAATCCATTTGATTTAGTATAGGAGGGCAACATGGAACAATTTAGGATAAACGGGGTGGCAATTGCCGCCCCATCTACATTTAGTCCGGTTTTTGCAACCACATCAACAGAAGACAGTGACAGATCGCAGGATGGCGTTATGCACAATACTCCTATGTTTACAATTGGGGGTTATGATATAGTCTGGGATTACCTTAGGTGGGAGGAGATAGCAAATATCCTTAACCAGTGTGTTGGCAGAGGTAGTGTGTTATTTCACTACCCCAATCCGCGCATCCCGGGCCGCTGGCAGGATGGCGAATTTTACTGTTCTAATTTTAATATGGATGCGCAAACCCTTGAAGAAGGATTTGAAATTTGGGAAGGGTTACAAATTAATTTCAGGAGTGTGAATCCAGAGTGATCAATGTAAGCAATGAATTTAGAGAAGTAATGAAAATTCGCAGAGATTTTTTGCAATATGCCGATATTCTATTTACCGACGGTAGGACTATTAATTTAGGTCCGAAAGATTTTGCATTGTCAAATAATTCAATAACTGATTCTGCCGGAATGAACACTCTTCCTCTTGGTGCGGCAATAGCAAAGAGTATACAGCTCGAAATCATAAATGATAAGGAACAGTTCGCAGACTATGATTTCCTTATGGCTGAAATACATTTAACCTTGAAATTACAGCTTTCGGGTACCATAGAATCGGTAAACAAGGGCACATACACCGTAATTACCCCCGAATCTTATGGGAGTACGATTATTGTAGAAGCCGTTGATGATATGTATAAGGCGGATAAGGATTATGCAACTAAGCTTAAGTTCCCAGCCACAATAGGAGAAATGTATAGAGACATCTGTGAACGCAAAGGATTCATGATGGGTTCCAGTACATTTCTGCATGACGATTTTGTAGTGAAAACTAAGCCTGAGGGTATGACTGAGCGCCAGATTTTAGGCTATATCGCTATGATAGCCTGTGGGAATGCCAGATTTGATGTGGATGGATTCCTTAAGATACAAACATATAACTTTGGCAAATATACAGCACCAATAATGAGTGCTGATCGTAAGTTCATCCTGGACACAAACGGAAAACAGATATTAAGTGTATGGGGGAAAAAGAATAAGGCACATGACTTAAATAACTTTTTCAGCAATATGAAAGTAGGAACAGATGACATCATAATAACAGGCATAAAAACTGTTGTAGATGAGAATAGCGAGAATAGCAATGAGATAATGGAAGGAAACGAGGGATATGTGCTATCAATTTCTAATCCACTTATCACGGGAGAAGAGAAAAAGGTGGTGTCATGGCTCGCTAACGAGCTGATCGGTGTCAGATTCAGAAAATTTTCTGGAGATCATACGGCAGACCCAACAATTGAATTTATGGATCTGGCCTATATCACATCTACAAGAGGAGATAAAAGGAATACATATATGACGGTTATTACTGACGTTGTGTTTAATGTATTTGGATATACGTCTTTATCAAACAGCGCAAATGATACAATTAGGAATAGTAGCAAATATACCAGTGAAGCGGCAAAGGCGTATGTAAATGCCAAAAAGGACAGTATTAAACAGTTGGGTAATTACGAGTCAGTATTGCAGCAAATCACAAAACTAATAAGTCAAGGATATGGCATGTATCTCACCCCTGTAGAACAGGAAGATGGGAGTATCATTTATTACATGCACGATAAGCCTACCATAGAAGATTCTAGTTACACGTGTTACTGGACAAGCAACGGAATAATCGCCTCTCTTGACGGAGGTGCTACGTGGGCCGTTGACAAAAACGGAAATGCTCTTTTTAACACCATTACAGCAATAGGATTAAATTTTGACTGGCTGCATGGCGGGACTATAAAATTAGGCGGTAATGACAATAAAAATGGTTTGTTGAAAATTTTAAATGCATCTGGTGCCGAAATAGCTCAAATGGATAATCTGGGATTGAACTATAACGATAATTTGTTGGTTGGATACAATAACAAAGGGTGTACAAATTATCCTGTGATAAAAGAAACATATACTTCCGGTGGAAAATCTACATCTTGTGAAATAGCACAAGGCTCAGTATTTGTTTACAATGATGAAGGCGGTACCAATGACTTTACACGAAAGGCTTATGCAAGAGTAGGCACAATGCTTGACTATGGTTATATAGCAACAATTAATGCATCCACTGGTAAGACATTAGTTTCTTTAACAAATAATATATATTCGACAGGTTCACTTTCATGCAGCGGGACTAAAAGCAGAATTGCGGGGACCCGAAATTATGGTGATGTGAAATTGTACTGCTATGAAATGCCAGCTCCCATGTTTGGTGACATAGGGGAAGGGTGCATAGACGATAAAGGCGAGTGCTATATATTTTTAGATGATATCTTTTCCGAAACAGTAAATACAGAGGCGTGCTATCAAGTGTTTTTGCAGAAAGAATGCAAAGGCGATATATGGGTGGAAAGCAAAACATTATCCTATTTTGTGGTAAAAGGAACCCCTAATGTTAAGTTCGCGTGGGAAATTAAAATAAAGCAATTGGGGTTTGAGCTTGAAAGACTGGAAGCGTTTTCAGACGATGAGTTAATACCATCTAATGCAGAAGAGATTGATTACGAAGCACAAGCAGCTACTATGGTGAAAGAATATTATGAAGGTTTGGAGGATATGCAGGATGAAGAAATTAACAAGTTTCACAAAACTTACAACTGGTGAAGGGATGAGGATTGCTTTTACTTTTTCAGAGGTCAACGATAGGGGAAGACTTATCAGCCAAAATAATAAAGGGAACTTTGTCTTGATAGATGAAGAGATAATGGCAAAAGTTAACGACATAGAAAGATTTATAAGCGATAATTTTTTAGTGGATCAGGAGGTATAAAATATGGCAGGACTTGATGCAACGACGGAAGTTGATGGTGTGCTTATAAAATCGTTCCCTCTTTTAACGACCATAAATGATACAGATGATCTGCTCATTGAAACGGCTCCAACTACAGGTGATCCGAAGACTGGAAGAACAAAGGTAAAAACATTGAAGGAAATGTTCAATGGTGAATTTGATTCCACTTTAAAAGGGATGTCAATTCAATACGGCCGTGTCAGTATTAAACCAGTCGCAAATACCCCGACAATGAAGCATGTGCAATTTCCGAGGGCCTTCGCAGGGCAGCCATGTGTTGTGGTTACTCCGGTAACATCCGTTCCCGGCACTAATGTTTTAGGAACTGGCGCTTCAAATAATTCAAATGATGGTTTTGACGCTTACGTGACAAGGACGAACACAACAGAAACAATATTAGTATGGATCGCAATTGGCCCAGTGTAGATCATAATATTATAAATCAACCATATGGATACAAGATTGTTGAGGTGAAATATGAAAGCAGTAAAAAAAATTGAGATTAGTGTATTACATAAGCGGACTATGCCTCTGGCTGTCTATACAATGCAGGGAGACACTGGCAGGGAAATAGAGTGTACGGTAGTTGACTGGGATATACCTGCAGGTGCTACAGCACGTGTCTGGGTAGTAAAGCCGTCGAAAAAAGTTGTGTATATCGATGGCAATATAATGGAGAATTCAGTGGTTTTTTCTCTGACGAATCAGATGCTTGCGGAATCTGGCGTTGCTATATGCATAATAGAGTTTGCCAGCGGTGATGACGTAGTATCTTCATTTCCGTTCAATCTTTGCATAGACGGAAGTGCCAGAGGAGACGGAATACCGAGTGAAAATGAATCAACGGTGTTGGAAGGAATGTTTGAAGCGCTGGGACAGGATGCGATCAAGACGCTGAATGAGGCAAAGGCACAGGTACATAACGTCCAGACAGCCGCGGCAGAGTCAGTCAAAAATATAGAGACGGTTGGGAAAGCCCAGATTGATGCCATCAAAGAGGCAGGTGGCGGCATTGAGCAGGCTCTCTCCAATTATTTTGCCCTACGCAGAAATGGGCTGGTGTTTACCACAAAGATTTACAAATACGCAACCTCAACCAGTCCGGTGGGCGTGAAGATGAACGCCAATGAAAACATGGTCTGTGAGCCATCTGTGGGTCGTGCTAAAGGCCGGGATGATTACGAACGGTACGGCCTGTTCCACCACTTCACCTGCAATTTCTCCGTGGATGAAAATGGATTCAACCATGTGGATGCCCTGGAGGGACAGACTGGATTTACAAAGTATGGCAAGGTACAGGTGGGAGAGGTAACCATGAGCGCATGGTTTGGTATTGAGGACACGGCGGATGCAGTGCTGTATCACTATTCTGACAGCCAGACAGAACTCACGCCGCGCCCTATGAAAGAGTCCATTAACCCGGACGGAACACTCAGTCCGTTTATGATACACGCAAAATACGCGGCCGGGGACATTGATGGAATGCCATACTCCTCAAAGGGGCTGGCTCCGGCCAATGGATGCCAGGCCGCACAGGCAAAGAATCCGATAAGCTACACAGGCATGATTGTCTATATGCACAAGCTGGGCGGCCATTATTGCGGAACCACAAGTTGGGATTTGTTCTATCGTCAGCTGATGATGATCATAAAATACGCAACCACACACAGCCAGAGCATCATGGCAGGCTGCACCTCATACAGTTTCCAGAATATGAACCTGGTGGAAGAAACAGGAGTCATGAGGGTGATGCTTACAAAAGCACAGGCGGCAAATTATGTGGTCGGCTCCTATGTTTCCATTGGAGAGATTGGAGCAGAGACAAACAAAGACAGATACTATGAATATATGCACAACCTGGCGTACAGCGTGCAGATTACGAAAATTGAGGACGTGGATGACACAAACGCTGCAATCTATGTAGATGCTCCGGAAGCATTTGATACAACGCTCACCACCTGTATCAGCACCATGCCGTGGCATACAGGATCCACGGACGAGGTGGCCGGTTCAGACGGATCTCCAAACAGCAACACCAATGGAAAGAACCCGTACAAGATCCAGGGGATTGAAACTTGCATAGGAGCCTATGAGGTGCTGGGGAATGCGGTCATGGATATTGTGGCAGGAGCAGACGAGAACCCGGCCAGAGATGTGTATGTGTGCCAGGATGCTAGCACGCTGTCCAGCGACATTGCAACAATCCGGACAAATTACCGGAAAGCAGTGGCGCAGGTGGCATATACAGCGGCAAGCTGGAAGTATATCTCCGAGGAGACAACGGACATGGACCTGGGCGTCATGATACCTACAGGGGTTGCCGCAGGCTCAACAACGGGATTTGCAGACGGACTCTACACGGATACAATAACATCTGGACAGAAAGAGTGGCTTGCGCTGGGCGGTTTGACCCGTGGTGCGCATGCTGGCCTCTGGCTTCTGGCTGCGAACTATGGCTGGTCGTACGCGGACTGGTCTATCGTCTCCGGCGTTTCCCCAAATGGCACCAGGGGTGAATGGCAGGCGGCAGCCTGACAGAGGGGCTTTCCACTCTTAAATTCAGATTCCAACTACTTCAAAGCGAAGTATGGAATAGAGCAGCTGATGAAATACGCGAAAAGGAGGGTAAACATTGAAAGCAAGATTCACAACAGAGCAGCCAGCAGTACGCTGGCAGCCGCTTGATCAGGGTATGGTAGATGTGACGATCTGTCTTAACGGTCAGGAGGTAACTGATGAAAGTTCCCAGGTGGACGAGTTTGGAGAGACGCACACAACCAAGGACGCCTACTGGGAATATGATTTCCACCAGTTTCGGGAAAAAGCGGAGAACATCAACCAGGAGACAGTTGATGCAAACCCGGAATATTATCTGGAATACGTTCCAGATCAGCCCGAAAATCTGGAAGAGCAGGTGAAAAGCCAAGCGCAAACAATCCAGATGCTGACAGAATGCGTGTTAGAAATGAGTGAGACAGTCTATGGATAATCTTATTGCGAATTTAATGGTATTTTTTATGAGAAAGGATGGTAAAGAAATGATGGCAATGTTATGGGCACAGCAGATCATGCTGGGAAAGAAAACTTATGAACAGGTTCCGCGCCTGCTGAAAGAAAAAGTAAAAGAGGTTCTGGCGGATTCCGGCATGGAAGAATTGATTGAGGAATGATGACCAAGCTGAGGATCATATCAAGGCTCTTGTCTCACATCACAGACCTGAGACTCCTTATCAGGGGTCAGGGGAATAAAACCCTGGCCCAGATCGAGGAGGAATTGGATCTGGCGGAATACTACTGCAGGTCATATGCCGATGCAGATGACGTGGATAAACATAACGAGATCAGAGCAGGACCGAAAACGGTCTTATATTACTGCAAAAATATAGAAAGAGATGAGGAAATGAAGAGAATGGAGAAATTATTTAACTGGATTAGTGTTATTGGTGGTGTTATTGGAGGGTTCCTGGCCTACTGGCTGGGTGGATGGGACGCGCTGCTGAAGACAATTGTATGTCTGGCAGTATTGGACTACATAACTGGCTGGATCAAGGCCGTCTACAACAAGCAGTTGTCATCTGAGATTGGCTTTAAAGGGCTGCTCAAAAAGATAGTCATGTTTATTGTGATTGCCGTGTCCTATGCGATCCAGGGGCTTATGGGAGGCAAGGTGCCGCTCCGGGAGGTTGTGATCATGTTTTATATTGCCAATGAGGCATTAAGCCTGTTGGAAAATGCGGCGGAGTTTACACCGGTACCAGATAAATTAAAAGAGGTATTACTACAGTTAAGGGACAAGGATTCAGAGGGCGAGTGATCGCTCTCTTTTATTTTGCGCCGGCGCAACCGGCAGAAAGGAGTAATATATGAAATTTGAGCAGGCTTTAAAAGAAATGAAAAGAGGAATCCCCATGAAGTTGCCGTCCTGGGGAGGGTATTGGTGCTGGGATGAAGAGGTACAGAGCATAATTATGTACACAAATGATAATCAGAGGTTGGATATCCGAGAAACACAGCGAGTAGAATATACGCTTATGAATGTGCTGTCAGATGAGTGGATATCTGCTGATGGAAACAACACAACAATCCTTGGCGGTACACCGACATTTAATTTTGGTGAGGCGCTAAAATATCTGAAACGCGGCATGAAAGTTACAAAGAAGAGTTGGCACAAGCCAGGAATGTATCTGGAACTGCAGGTGCCAGATGCTCACAGCAAGATGACAGCACCATACATCTACATCACCATTGATGGCACATATCGTATCCCCTGGCATCCGTCACAGGCAGATGCCCTGGAAGAGGACTGGATGTTTGCAGACTGATTTGCGCCGGCGAAACTAACGGGGAAAGGAGTAACACATGACGAAAACAGAGGCAATCAATGAGATGATTCAGACCGCAAAAGCAGAGGTTGGGTACCTGGAAAAGCGTAGCAATAGTAAGCTGGACAATAAGACCGCAAACGCCGGGGATAATAACTACACAAAATACTGGCGTGACATTATGCCATCTTACCAGGGTCAGCCTTGGTGTGCCGCATTTGTGTCCTGGGTATTGATGCAGGCGTTTGGTAAAGATAAAGCTAATAAAATGTTAAAACACTGGCCTTATGTATATGTACCTACTCTTGCAAGTCTGTTTGCAAACTACGCCAATCCGCAAGTTGGTGATATCGTGATGTTTAAGCATGGCGGCGTATTTACTCATACAGGCATTGTAACGGGTGTTAATGGTGATTATTTTACAACTGTAGAGGGTAATACCAGCGGTGGCAGTACGATCATTGCCAATGGCGGCGGTGTATGCAGTAAAGGGTATTACAACAGCAATCTGCCGGGGACTAAGTTTGCACGGCTTGATTGGAGTATCGTAGCTGGACAGGCCTCTTCTGGCACATCCACTGTGGCAGATATACCAATCAGCATGGGTGCGAATGGCCTTACCATTACCGGTAATAACCTAAATGTCCGTAAGGAGCCAAATGGCGAGATTATTGGCCAGTTGAACAAAGGCGACCGCATTGGATGCGATAAGCGCCGCTGGGTAGGCAGTACATGCTGGTTCCATTATGCGGATGGCTGGGTATCTGGAGATTACCTGGACGGCTGGATCTGCGAGGCCGGGAAGTGGTGGTATATCACTGCAGGGTATAAGTATCCAAAGAACGACTGGAAGCAGACCGGCGGAGCCTGGTACTATTTCGATAAAGAAGGATGGATGGTGACGGGCTGGATTGAGTGGAAAAAGAACTCGTATTACTTAAAACCGTCAGGAGCGATGGCGGCGGATGAGCTGGTAAGGACAGGCGGCAAGGTCTACTACGTGGACAAGTCTGGCAAGATGTGTTATACGGACAGTTCGGGTGCACTTAAATAGCAATGTTGTAATTCGACTCGACGTCGAGTTTCTGACATAATAATAGCCCCGGTGATGAGCCGGGGCAAACAAAAGGGAGCCAGCTACAGCCGGTCCCCAGATTCGTGTTTTACACAGTTAATGTGTACGCAAGCATCATATCATATAAAGCATTTGTTTACAAGTTTAAATAACAAACAAATCCATGTTTTTCCCTTATAGTAAAAAAACCGCCAAATGGCGGTCCCGCGTCCGACGACATTACATGTCGCTTAAACGTTAATTCGGTTGAGCGGGTATACAGCATATTTCTATCTGCAAGTACATAATAGCAGTTTTTGAAGCGGTTGTCAATATACTGACAATTAATTGACAATATTTTGACAGCCAAAAACAGATATTATTTTACACAATATGCAGAAAATGGCCGACAAGTCCGGAAAGATGTGCTATACTGATAAAACAGGAGCACTACTGTAACTATCAACGCACAGAGTGCCACTGTAAAACGCTGTAAGGCTCCGGGTCTCCCGCCGGGGCCTTTTTAGTGGCCATAAATAAAGAGACTATACTAAAGTATAGCCTCTCAGATAAAGAAGGAAATGGTGGAAGTATTACCAGTTTTTCAATAATAACGCTTGGAAGCTCTGATGTCAAGTACAAAACGGCCGACACCATTATAATGCCGGCCATAAAAAAGAGAAGAGCGAACCATTAAGTTCTATTTATAATATGAGATAAGCCTGCTATAAAATACCGATAAGGTCAATAAATGATAAGAAATTTAATGCGGAGCAGGAAGCAAGCTGATACGCAAAACGACCAACACCATTACAGTGCCGGCCGTTCCACGACGAAAAAGAATATTCATACCTCTGGTTGCAAATAAATGATACAACATAATTGGGATTAGAGCAATAGATAATTGTGGACAGTTTTCGACATTACGCCAACATATGTCGTTTGTATCTATATCCTATGGGGCGTTCTTCTGGATATGCCTTGTAATATAGGTACAGGGCATACTGTACGGATACGCTGCCGTGTGCGGGTAACTCAGGGTTCTTCTTCAATGCCGCACTATATAAGTAGGCATCGTGATTTTCAAATACAAGATTGTTTTTCATTCGTGCCACCTTCTTTCTGAAATGCGAACAAATGTTCTTTGATATACTTCAATTATACGAATCTATGTTCGCTTTGTCAACGATAAAAAAACTGGCAGTTTATGGCTGCCAGCTTTAAATCTATATTGTATCATCTCTCTTGTTTAGTTAAATATAAATGTATTCAGTATTATTGGGTTAGTCACAAGTTAGTCACAAATATAGCGGAAATACAATGGTTTCAAGCATATTTATTTAAGAATTTATTAAGATAAATAACATATCAAATTGTGTAAAGAACAATCGTACAAATATGGTATACTGAAAAAGTGTATCTTTCCATTGCTTTTACATGTGGTGAAAAAAAAGGATGTGTAGTATAATGGGTAACAGGCAGGAACAAAGAGATAACCTGCATCCGGAAAATGCATTCGTAAGGAGGAGCAATGAAGATGAAAGAACCGGTATTAGTAGTTATGGCAGCAGGGATGGGAAGCCGTTACGGCGGCTTGAAACAGATTGACCCCATTGACGAACAGGGGCATATCATTATGGATTTTTCCATCTATGACGCAGTGAAGGCAGGATTTAAAAAGGTAGTATTTATAATAAAGAGAGCCAATGAGAAGGATTTCCGTGAGGCGATCGGTGACCGTCTGAGCAGACATATCCAGGTGGAATATGTATTCCAGGAGCTGGAGAATATTCCGGAGGGATTTTCAGTGCCCGAGGGCAGGGTAAAACCCTGGGGAACCGGACACGCGGTACTTAGCTGTATGGACGTGGTGGATGCGCCTTTTGCAGTCATCAACGCAGATGATTACTACGGTGCCCATGCCTTTCGGATGATCTATGATTACCTGACCACACATGAGGACAATGACAAATACCGTTATACCATGGTTGGCTATGTGCTGGAGAATACTCTCACGGAGAACGGACACGTGGCAAGAGGCGTCTGCGAAACAGACGAAAACCATTATCTTGTGGGAATCCATGAGAGGACCCATATTGAGAAGCGGCCGGATGGAGCGGCTTACACAGAGGATGAAGGCAGAACATGGACAGAGATTCCAAAGGGAAGCACGGTTTCCATGAATATGTGGGGCTTTACAGCCAGCATACTGAAAGAGCTTGGAGACAGATTCCCCCTGTTCCTTGAGAAAAACCTGCAGAGCAATCCCATGAAGTGTGAGTATTTCCTGCCCTCAGTGGTAGGTGAGCTGCTGGCAGAAGACAAGGCTACAGTGGAAGTCCTCAAATCCATGGATAAATGGTACGGTGTTACATATAAAGAGGATAAGCCGGTGGTAGTTGCTGCCATCAGAACATTAAAAGAAAGCGGCCTCTATCCGGAGAAACTTTGGGAGGAATAACAA